GGATCACCTGATATATCACCCAATCTTACACTTTCGCCATCAACACTTGTATTACCAGTACCTGTAAACTTCAAATTGTCATATTCTGCGAGTGATACTGGAAAAGTAATATCTTGTTCTAATTGTATTGATCCAACAGCTGCACCTGAAGTTGCACCACCATCTTCTAATACTATCTCACCTGGACCTGTTCCTTCTTCTAATTCAATACCATTGACAGGACTATATGAAGATAAAGCAAAAGTATTGATAGTTTTTAAACTAGGTCCTGCATATGCAAAACCTCTATCTACCGAAGTGCCTCTTGCTGTAAGACTAAACTGTTTACTTGATACAGGTATTTCTATCTTTATCTCTTGTTTTAAATCTAAATCTCTTGTTGTTGCACTAAACACAGCATTATAATCATCGCTGACATCTATGTTTTCGCCTGTTCTTACTTGTAAACTAGTTCTCTTAGTTGTGCCGTCAGTTACAGTTCCTAATCTTCTACCGAAAACAGTAGTGAATAAAGTATCAACAATACTAAAGATTGGATCATCTGAAGCGCCTGATATGATACCTGCAACAGGTGATGATATAGTAGCGTCAACCCTTGTTGCAATATTCACTTCACCAGTTACATAGAAACCAGATGGGTGCGTTGCTGACTTGATGGCGTCACGCCATTTGTTTATACTTTCACCAACTCTTATTACATATGAATAATCTTGATAGTATAAACTATCTTGTATTTTTTTAGAACTTTCTGATAAATGACCATCTTGGTTAATATATTTTCCAGTAGTTGTAACTTTTGTGCCAATCGCAGCTGTTGCTGCTAACGTATCTGCTTTTACAACTGAAGCAGTTTCACCACCAGAGAAAGTTACTGTATCACCAACTTCTAATTCGTCTGTTGTTGCTGTGTATTTTAAAACATTGTTTGATAAACTTACAACTGTTCCTGTTGCGCCACTTACATTACTTGTAAATGTTTCATCAGCACTTATTGTTCCTGAAATCGTTTTAAGCAAAGCATATTTTGGAAATGCTAAAGTTGGTGCTGATGTAAAGTTAATTCCATGTTCAACAATTTTTAAAGATGTTGCAGCTCCTATCTCATCACCAAAAGGCACTACCGTACCACTCGTACCTGGGAATGCTATATCTTGAACTAACAGTCCTCCATTTTCTAGCTCTATTCTTCCTGCACCATCGTTACCATCATCTGTTTCATCTTCTAATTCTATATGTCTAATACCTGATATAGTTGCTGTTGGTAAAGATGTATAACCAGAACCACTTGCAATCATTCGAACATCTGTAATTTCACCATTGTGTGTTCCTACTTCTTGCACAATTTTATTACCACTATGCGGATCACCATCAATTGTTTTATCTTCTAATACAATATGGTCATCAGCTTCTAAAGTGTAAGGTATATCTACACCTGAATCTTGTAGTAAAATATAAGACCTAGTAGCTGTATTACCTTCGTCTGCTTCTGATAATAATTGACCACTATCATCCTCTAATTGTATTTCACTTCTTAATAATTGGTCAACTGTGGTTTCATCTAAAAGTTTTCCACCTGCACCATTATCCACACCTTCTTCTAAAAGTAAATCACCTGTACCACCATTGTCTATTGTTCCTGTTTCTAATTCTATATGAACTGCTAAACTTCCTGCTTCTGGTGCAAAACCACCACCTACAACTGAAACTTTTGCCTCAGCACTTCCTGAACTAAATGTAAGTGTATCGCCTTCAGCATATCCTGTACCAGGAGTATCGACAACAACTTCTGTAACCCCACCTTCAGAAAGGTCTTGCACTTGTATTCTGGCACCAGCACCTGCACCACCTGTTATTGTTGCTTCATCACCAACTGTTAATGTAACACCATCATTTGTAATTGTTGTAGTTGAAATAACCGATGATACTGATAATTTTACCTCGGTGTTTTCATCAGCGTTACTTGTGCCTGTTATTTGTTGACCACGAACAAACGTACCTGATGTTGTATCTTCATTAATTTGTAATTCAATAATTTCAACTGCCCCTTCTCTAGTTTTAAAAACACGCTCTACAATTGCTGTTGCTTCATTGATACTAGTATCTGCAGGATTATTTGCTTGTGTAATTGTTTGACCAACTAAAGTGTTTGGATCATTTAATGCTTCTGTATCTGTTTGAGTTGCACGAATAAAAGTTGTTGTATTAAATTTACCATCTGATACTCTAAGCATATCAACTGTTGGTAAATATACTTCAGCAGTTTGATTAAATAATAATTTGAAAAGTGTTTTATGTGCTCTTGCTGTACCTTTTGCTCTGTAAAGTGATTTAATATTTTTTATTAGTTTTCTTCTATCAACAGCGTCATCTGTGTCTAATGGTATTGAAGTCAAAAATGTTTCTTTCATTTGTGATAAGAAATCACTTATGGTATGGTCTGGGTCAGGATAGTTTAATAGTTGTTGAATATTCTGAACTGGATTGGCACGATACTTTCCTACTTTAGCAGTTTGACCTGAACTAGAACCTGTTACAGTTTCACCATTAATAAAACCTGAATGAGCAGATATGAATAATCTGGAATTAGAATTGATATCGTCAGCTAAAATAGTTGCTGTTGCACCAGAAGTAGCACCAGTAATTGTTTCACCTTTTACATAACCACTAGTGATTGTATTTGATTCATCTACAACTTTAAAACCTTTGTCAGCACCTGTTGTGGTTGTGCCATCTAATAAAAGATAACTAACAGCATCGGTTTCTGTTTCTAAAACTATAACATCTTTTGTATCAATATCTGTTAAAGTTAATTCAGCAGATTCCATAAAAATGAAATACTGTTTTATAAATTCTAAAAATTTAGGATGTTGTTCTAAAACAAAATCTGGTGCTTGTTGCTTTATCTGACTAGATAATTTATTTTTAAAAGTTTTTTTAAATGTTGTCATTGTTATCCATTAGTAACTTGAATAACTAGTAGTTGTTGTATATGTTGTGCCAGCAGAAGAACTACCACTCTCAACTGTATCAACAGCACCAGTCACAGTTGAATTAGCTGTATCTATTTGTAAGATTTGATTTCTTACAGGTACGATATCATTTGAATTAGGTATCGCAAATACTCTTATCTGTGTGCTTGTTGCACCATCTACATTTGAAATGCTTGTAATATTTGCTGAAGTTAAAACTACTTCACCAGTTGTATAGTTGACCGTACCAAAACTTGAACTAGTGTAAGTACGAACACCACTACTTAAATAATATGCTCTAATATTACCTTGTCCATCATCATCTAAAAAGTGTTCATTAGCAGAACTGTCATCATTAATTTTAAATCCAGTTGATGATATAATACCACCTGCACTTGAATTGTGTCCACTATGTGGATTATAAAATGCATTATTATATGATATGGTATATTTCAATGCTGAATTTAAAGTTGGTGTAAAAAATTTATATAATTTAATTGTTGTTATGTTTGATAATATTGAACTATCTACATTATCAATTTTTCTAGTTAATTCTGAATGTCTAAAAACACCAGTAAAATTTTGTAAAGCAGAAGCGCTATGGTTTGATATTTCATTTAATACATTTGTTTGAAGTGTAATAACATCTTTTGTAGTTTGAGCAGAATTATATTTAAAACTTGTATCAGTTGTAATATAAGTTGTTTCTGGATCTACAATTATAGGTGTGACAGAAGCAACTGAATAATTTTTTAAACTTGTAACAACATCATTCTTTGTTGCTGTTGTTAAGTTTGCACCAGATTTTGCTTTAATAGAAATATAAACTTTACCATAATTAGGTGTCGTATTATCTTCACCACCCCATACTTGCACAGCGTCAGCATTTGCATATAAACTTTTTACTAAAGTTTTATAATCATTTCCTGTAACTGCTCTATCTTGTGCCGAATAATCTCTTGGTGCTTGTAATTTTATTGAGGTAATACTTTCTGGTCCAGAACCACTATTTGCATTGGTAAGAGTTGTAATAGTTGTGTTAGAAAAACCACCAATATTTCCTGATAGTGTAAATGTATTAGCCCCGTTAGGTGCATCCTGATTACAAACAATGTAATCTAAAATTACTATGTTACCATCTGAAAGAGCTTTACCTAAAACACCATCACCAAAATAAACTTCAAACTTACCTTCTTCAACTTCTTGTAAAAAATAAACATTTGATGTGCTATCAATTGATGTAATACCATTTGCTAAAGTATAAGTTGTTGTCGTGGAATCAGAAGATGAGTTTTGTATTTTAACTGTCAATGTTGTTGTATCAACATTTTCGTTTGGTATAATAAATCTTTGGTCTGTATCAGAGCTGTTTACTGTATATTTAAAATTTAAAAGACTACCTTCTTTGATACTTAAATTATTAAAAGTATAAACACCATCAACAGGTGTGATTGTTACATCAGCATTATTAACAAAAGTATAAGATTGACTATTTACAGTTGAGGTAAATTTTGTTCCTCTGCTCATTGTCAACGAAGCACCAGTTGCGTTATTAACAACTACTTTAATATCTGCTGATGAACAAGTAGAACTTGTTGGTGTGTAACCAACTGATTTAGCTAGTGATACAACACTCTCTCTTAAATCAGCACTATCTAAAAACATTTCGTTAGCTGCAATATTAGCATTGTAAGAAAGATAGTGTGTATTGTATGCTAATAAATCTAATAATACTGACATACCAGCACCCTCAAAATCATAGTCTTGGAATTCTGTTTGTTGACTTAGAAACGATTTTAAGTTACCTTTAATTTGGTCGAAATCTAATTCTGATATATCTAATTTAGTTGCCATTTTATCTTAGTCTTTCTAACATTGTTTCTATTTGTACTGGTTCAGGATGATTGACCACATAAAAAGAAATTGTCACTTGATAAGCATTGTTATCTATATTTGGTCTAGTCATTACTTGAACTACCTCAGCTCTAGGT